TGCCAACCTGAGCAATGCCAACCTGTTCGGTGCCAACCTGCGCGGTGCCAACCTGCGCGGTGCCAACCTGTTCGGTGCCAACCTGCGCGGTGCCAACCTGCGCGGTGCCGACCTGTTTGGTGCCAACCTGCGCAATGCCGACCTGAGCAATGCCGACCTGTTCGGTGCCAACCTGCGCGGTGCCAACCTGCGCGGTGCCGACCTGTTCGGTGCCAACCTGCGCGATGCCAACCTGAGCAATGCCAACCTGCGCGAGGCATCTATAGATCAAATGATGTGGAATATTTATACGGTGTTCTATCCGTTGCAATGTCCGGAATCCGGCTCTTATATTGGCTATAAAAAGGCAAGTGGCCTTGTTGTGGAGTTGGAAATCCCCGCAGATGCACGCCGGTCCTCCGCTACTAGCCGAAAATGCCGCGCCAGTAAGGCCAAGGTATTGAGTATCACAGATATCAACGGAAATCCTGCTGGCGGCCAGGTAAAGAGCAATTATGATCCGAACTTTGTTTATGCCATAGGCGAAACCGTTGAGGTGACTGATTTCGACGATAACCGATGGAACGAGTGCTCCACTGGCATTCATCACTTTATTACACGGGCGGAGGCCGTTATTTACGAATAAAAAGCGCCGCTCCCCGGTGTGCGAGACCAGAGGGCGGCAAGAGAAAGAACATCTGCCCTTATTTTAGGGCTGGAAGGAGGAAAAGTCAATGCTGAATACCACAAATATTTCTGCCCTGCTGCGCTGGGCGATGGAGAATATCGGCTACCCAATCGACGAGATTAACGCCCTGGACGGGACAATACATATCCGCCTCTCGGATGGCCGAACCGGATTCCTTTATATGGGTGAGGATGGCTGCCCGCGGGCGGTGCTTCCGGCGATTGCCTGATATGGAGTGGTGGCTTCCATTTTCACCATACCGGGATATGCAACAGGATCCAACCGCAGGGAATTGCCCAAATTGCGGAGCAGAACTTTACCAAAACGAAGAAATGTGCCAGAAATGTAAGGAGGAACAAAATGACACTGTATGAAATTGACCAGGCGATTCAAGGTCTGGTAGACCCGGAGACAGGGGAACTAATGGACTATGAGGCGTTTGCTGCGCTCCAGATGGATCGGGACGCTAAGATTGAGAATATGGCCCTTTGGTACAAGGATTTGATGGCCGACGCCAAGGCAATCAAGGAGGAGGCAGACACGCTCAATGAGCGCAGAAAGGCCCTGGAGAACAAGGCGGAACGGCTGAAATCCTATCTGTCCCTTGCATTAGACGGCGAGAAGTTCCAGACGGCCAGGTGCTCCGTCACTTTCCGCAAAACCTCGTCCATTCAGGTGTCCAATCCGGAGGCCCTGATCCGCTGGCTGGAGCAGAACGGCTATGATGCGGAGTGCGTCAAGTACAAGGAACCAGAGGTCAGCAAGACTGGCATTGGCAAGCTCATTAAGGAGGGCGTGCCCGTTCCATATGCCTCGATTGAGCAAGGCCGCAGTGTGGAGGTGAAGTGATGGACAAGTTCCGTCTGCTGGAGGCTTCCGACATTGAGGTGAAGGTCAAGCAGGTCAAAAAGAATGGGGCGGTTCTCCTGCTTTATAAGACGGCCAGGACGGATATGGATATCCTGGATGAGACGGTTGGCTCTGAAAACTGGACGAACGATTACCGGGAAATCAAAGGGAACCTGTATTGTGGGATTGCCATCCGTGAGGGAGACGCCTGGACGTGGAAGTGGGATTGTGGAATAGAGTCCAGGGAGGACGGCGAGGGCAACGAGAAAAAGGGGGAGGCAAGCGACGCATTCAAACGTGCTGGTTTCCGATGGGGCATTGGCAGAGAGCTTTATACCGCCCCGTTTATTTGGGTACCCTCTGAGAAAATGAACATCCTGGAATCCAATGGGAAGTTTCGTACCTTCGACACCTTCTCGGTTGAGAAAATTGCTTATGGTGACAACCGTAGGATTTCCGGTTTATCTATCCTGAACAACCGGACAGGAAAGCGGGCGTTTGTATGGGCTATGAGCTGATAAACGAGATCGGCGCAAAGTCCGCACTCCTGGATAAGGCAATCGGGCAGCTCGGAGCCCGCGGCAGAGCATATGCGCAGGCGGAACGCGATTACAGGGTAGCCCTCCGAAAAGCTGTTCTGGAGGCCAGGGCGGAGGGCACGCCTGTAACTATTATCTCTGATATTTGCCGTGGTGACGCGGAGATCGCCCGACTACGCTTGGAAAGAGATATTGCGCAGACAGTGTACGAATCCGCACGGGAGGCCATACAGGGCTACAAACTGCAAATTCGCATCCTGGACGCGCAGTTGGAAAGGGAGTGGGGGCGTGCATCGAGAGACTAAGGCCACCGCCATATCCGCGGCAACCAAAAAGGCCGTATGGGAGAGGGATTTTGGGCGGTGCGTACTCTGCGGCTCCATCAATGCGGGGCCACACTGTCATTACATACGGCGGAGCCAGGGCGGTCTTGGAATTCCAGAGAATATTTGGACAGGCTGCCAGCGGTGCCATGCGGCATTTGACAACGAGGGGGCGGATGGTCCGCTTCATAAGCAGATGCAGGACTACCTCCGCACTTTATACCCAGGATGGGATGAATCAAAATTGATATACAAGAAAGAAGGGCCAAAATGCTAAATAGGGTTGTGATCCAGGGCCGCATTGGAAAGGACATCGAACTGCGTCACACGCAGTCCGGTGTCTCGGTGGTCAGTTTCTCCATCGCGGTTGACCGGGATTTTAAAGACAAGGCCACTGGCGAAAAAACCACCGATTGGGTTAATGTGACCGCATGGCGATCCACGGCGGAGTTTGTAAGCAAATATTTCTCCAAGGGCCGCATGGCTGTGGTAGACGGCAAATTGCAGACAAACACTTGGACAGACAAGGACGGGAACAAGCGGTCTAGTCTGGAGGTCGTGGCTGATAGTGTGTACTTTGGCGACAGCCGGAAGAAGGAATCGGAGGGGGACACACCAGAATCTGACCGCCCAGAACAGAATGGGCAGGAGTTCTCGGAGGTGGACGACGACGGAGAGCTCCCGTTCTAGGGCGGTGATGGGTTGACTTACATTGATTACCTTAATGAGTTCAACCGTTGGATCGAAAACAACCACTTGACGCTTCCGGCGCAGGTCTTGTACTTCAGGCTGCTGAACGTATTTAACCGGGCCGGGTGGCCTGAGTGGGTTCCAGTAGACACCATTCGGTTGCAGGTAATGACAAATGGATTGTCAAAGCCATCCGCTTACAGAGCGAGAGACGAGCTTGTAAAGGCTGGATTTATCCGGTACCAGCAAGGGAAAAAAGGGGCCCCGAGCCGCTATTCCCTATCGGAACAATCAAATTCTGGTATTGATTCTTTACAGGAAACGTTACATAAACCTTTACAGTTTCCTTTACAGAATCCTTTACAAGAAACTTTACCCATATATAAGACTAAGACTAAGACAAAAGAAAAGACTCCTACGGAGTCAAAAAGAAAAGTGTTTGTTCCTCCCACGGTGGACGAGGTGAGAGAATACTGCCTTGCACGCAAAAACGGCATAGACCCGCAGGAGTTTGTGGACTACTACGCGGCCAGAGGGTGGATGCTGGGGAAGGCCAAAATGAAAGACTGGAAAGCTGCTGTGCGGACGTGGGAGAAGCGCAGGAAGGGGGGGAACCATGACCAGCCAGAGCGATATTTCACTGCTGCTGACATTCCGGGCAGAAATGATTGACCCATCCCTGCCGACAGGACTTTGGTGGTGCGCTACGCCGGAGGACGCGGCGGCGGTTGGTATTAACGCCGTGTGCAAGAACAGATACGCGGCTTGGGAGGACTTAGCTGCCTGCACGGAGTTTATCACCCAGTTCTGCTATGTGTTCGTCGCAACACCAAACGATGCAGACCGGGAAGAGATTGTAGGCCAGCTCCAGAAGTGGGTGCCGGTCACTATCCTTGTGGCGGATAAGGCGGCGTTTCGCGGGAATGAATCAGTGGTCGAACTGCTGGACAATGCTGGCCCAAAGGCGGTAGAAAGCCTTTTGTTCGGCGCTTTGGATGTGCCGAGGCCGGGGCTGATTGACCTGTCGCAAGTGGAGATGGACGCACCCATTTCGCAAAACCGCATGATGTCCGGGCTGGTGCCGCTGGACTACTGCACCGGAGGATTCCGGGGAGGCGAATTGTCAGTATGGACAGGCAGGCGCGGCGAAGGGAAATCGACGCTTCTCGGGCAGATGCTCGTGGAATCAATCAACCAGAACCGAACTGTATGTGCCTATTCCGGTGAGCTCCCGGCGAGGCAGTTCAAACGGTTTGTGCTGCCGCAGATCGCAGGGCCGAGGAATCTTGTAGAGCAGCCAGACCCAAGAACGGGGCGGATGGAGTACGCGCCGTCAAAAGGAGCTATTCAGGCGATTGACCAATGGCTGGAAGGGAGCTTTCTCCTGACCGATTTGCGACAGTCAAATGCCCATGACGAGGACAACATACTGCGCCTGTTTGAGTATGCCTACCGCCGATACGGATGTTCGGTGTACTTGGTGGACAACATCATGACCGCAAGTCTGAAGGGAGAAGTGGAGCTTGGCCATTATGGGGCCCAGAAAGCCTTTACGCAGAGACTTAGCGCCTTCGCAAAACGCCACGATGTACATGTGCATCTGGTGGCCCATCCCCGGAAGGCTGGAGAGGAGCGGGGACTGACAGCAGACGACGTTGCGGGGGCGGCGGAGATTACCAACCTCGCTGACAATGTTTTTTCTGTGGAGCGGGCAAAGGAATCCGACGAAGTTGACTCCAGGATCAGGATCATCAAAGCCAGAGAGACCGGCAGCCGCGAGGTAATCCCACTGATGTTCGACACCAAATCACGGAGATACTACGACGCGGGAGGGAATCCGACAAAGAGATATAGTTGGGAGGCAGCCAGAGATGGACATGGATAAGGCGATAGGCATAGCGGCGGAAGAAGCCATGCGGCATATGAAAATCGGCATTTTTGTGTTGGACGGAGGCGGAGTGGAATTGGCGAAGGGGCATTTCGAGGTGGCCTATGCGCTGTTTGCCCTAGTGTTGGAGTGGAACGATGGAGAAAATCACGTTTAACATACCATACCCGCCCACGAAGAAGGGCAAGTCGGCCTTCTGCCGCCGGTTTGGGCTGAACGCCTACTACTCCGGAAAGCACTGGGCGCAGCGGAAGAAGGACGCCGACGAGCTCCATGCGCTGACCCTGGCCGCGCTGAAACAGGCTCGTGTGAGGCGCGGGATGGTACGTGGGCCGGTCTCCATCACCTTTGCATGGGACGACGGGCTGGACATTGACAACCACGCCGCCATTGCAAAAGCCGTGGTGGACGCGCTCAAGGGATACCTGTTGCCGGACGACGATCACCGCTGGTATAGGCAGGTCATACATAGGCTTTGGGACGGAGGATGTATCCGGGTGGAGGTGACCGAGCTGTGATAACCTCAGACCCCTACGGCATCAGCGGAGCGGTGGCACCCTGGCGCAGCCTGGACGCGATGGAGCCGATCGTGGAACGCAATATTACGGAGCGGGACGCGGAGGAGGCGGCAATCTGTGGACAGTGCCCGCTGCCGGACTGTAACCCCAAAAGAGTTGGCTGCCTCCTACATACCAGAGCGAAAAAGCCAAAACCGTCCCGCGATTTGCTGGAGCGCATGGCGCTGGACGGGCATGGGCCGGAGGAGATATCCCAGGCCACCGGATACAGCATATCAACCACCGCGATGTACATGAAAGATTTTTTTAAGGCTGGGCTATGTGAACGATGCTCATCCAAGAGCATTTGTGATGCGGCTGGCGGAACGTGTAGCCGCAAAGAGCGATGGAAAGCAGTCAAGGAGGTGCCAAACGGTGGACGATAAGACGCGCGCCCTGCTGGGTGATCACGAGGCGGCTAAGCTATGAGGGTGTTGGTGGCCTGTGAGGAGTCGCAGGAAGTCTGCAAAGCGTTCCGGGCGTTGGGGCATGATGCGTACAGCTGCGACATTGAGCCGTGCAGCGGTGGTTTCCCTCAATGGCACATCCAAGCAGACGCGCTGGAGTTGCTGAAAATGCAGTGGGATTTGATTATCGCCCACCCGCCGTGTACTTACATGACAAAAGCTGGGGCTGTCCGAATGAGAGTAAACGGCGAAATCGTACCGGAACGGTTTGAAAAAGCTATGGAAGCAAAAGCGTTTTTTATGAAATTCTATGAGGCGGAGTGCCCCCGAATAGCGATTGAAAATCCTACGCCGATGAAAATAGTTGGCCTTCCACCGTATCAGCAGGCAATCCAGCCGTACCAATTCGGGCATCCATACAGCAAAAGAACTTGTCTGTGGTTGAAGGGACTACCGCCGCTTATGCCAACCGAGATTATTTTGGAGCATAAGCCTTATGTCAATGGTGGATGTAAGGACGCTCACGGGAATTACAGGCGATTCCAGGGGCGCAAAGAGCGTGATCCTAAAACCCGCTCCAAAACATTCGGAGGAATTGCCAAGGCTATGGCCCAACAGTGGGGAGGTATCTGTGGTGGATGATATCAAATTAGCCCTGCTTGGTGATAATGGTTCTTCCTGTTCGTATCAAGGAAGGTTGAGCGGAGGAGATGGAGATGCTGGAGGGGATGGAATGAAAGAGCATTGGAAACCGGTGAAAGGATTTGAAGGAAAATATATCGTTTGTAACTGGAGGCGCTGAACAATGACAAAAAATGAATTTATAGCCCTAATTGGGCAAGACGTAGTTGTAGACTATCCATTTGGTCGAGAACTCCAGCGGTGGAGCATGAAAAACTTTTATATCGATGGAAATGGCGAAGTCAAACATAATCGTCTCACGCTTATTATGGATGCTTTTATTGCCAACGCAAGAAATCCCCACAAAGGGAAGCCCACGCATGGTTAAGGAGGCGCTGAAAGATGGGGGCGATTGATTCGGATGCGCTAAAGGAGTATATCAAGAAAACAGATTTAACCGCTGTTGAACGGGGTGCGCTTTTGCAGGCGATCTCTAATATGCCCACCCTCACCCCGCCGAACGAGCCGCTGACGCTGGATAAAAAGCGTATGATTGCAAAATCGTGTTTGCATTACAGCAAATCGGGGAGCTGTACCCTTCGGGGATATGCTCCATTAGATTGTCCAAGGTGCAAAGAGTGGCAGAGCAACGAGTCGAACGAGCCGCTGACGCTGGAGGAGCTGCGGGAGATGGACGGGGAGCCGGTATATATTATCGCAAAGGATATGGGTATAGCAGAATGGAATGTGATCACAGGAAAAGAACCTATTGCCATTGCTTACGATTGTCCAATGCCTGGATTCAAGAGCGTGGTGGAGGGCATCGCGTTCGCCAATGGTAGGGCGTTTCGCGCTGGAGCTTACGGGATTACCTGGCTAGCCTACCGCCGCCCGCCGGAGGGAGAAGCCAATGCTTGAGGTTTGTCCCATTACACTGAAAGAGGCCAATGCCTTTGTGGAGCAGCACCATCGGCACCACAAGCCGGTCACGGGCCACAAATTTTCCATTGGTTGCACCGACGGAGAGAAAATCGTCGGCATTGCTATTGTAGGTAGGCCGGTGAGCCGTTATCTTGATGACGGCTGGACTCTGGAGGTTAACCGCCTCTGTACCGATGGGACGCACAACGCTTGCAGTATGCTCTATGCCGCAGCCTGGAGAGCTGCCAGAGCAATGGGCTACCACAAACTGATTACATACATACTGGACAGCGAAAACGGGTCCAGCCTGCGGGCGGCTGGGTGGAAATGCGTAGGACAGGCTGGCGGGTTGCGGTGGACGGGGAAACGCCGGCCAGAAGTTGATCTATGCCCCGCCCAGATGAAAATCAAGTTTGAGATTGACGATGGGAAGCAGGTATCGCCGTGAGACACCAATACACACGCGCAGAACTGGAATCCATTACCCAGGAGACGGCAATCTACATTGAGGGCGCAGGGATAGCCCAGCTCCAATGGGGCGGCCTGGAGATTGCAGAGGGGGTAAAGGACGGGTACCTATACTGCAAGCACATCAAGCCGTTTGCGATGGATCTGTACGACAAATACTGGACAGCCTGGGATAGGCCAGCGGAGGAGGACGCTTGATGGACATTGAGAAGCTGATTGAGCAGCTAAATGGATATTTTGAAGGGAAGGATTTGAAAAGATTCGTTGCGCTTGACGCTGCCACCGCCCTCTCCACGCTCCAGGAAGAAAACGAGAAGCTGCGGGCCGAGCTGGAAAACTACCGTAAAGGCCATTGCTCCGAGGGTGGATGTGCCGCGGAGAAAGACCGGGATGCTGTATTGGCCGAGCTGGAGCAGGTGAAGCGGGAGAGGGATGCGGCGATTAGAGATTTGGAAATGGTGTCTGTCTGCGATACGTGTGTGCACGAGCACGCCCCGTCCTGCCCTGGGTGCAATGACGCTGAAAACTGGGAATGGCGCGGCCCGGAGGAGGGGTGAGCATGGAGAGACTGACATACTGGTGTGACAATGGGCATGGTGGTGGAAAATGGTTTGTAGCTATCGATGCCGAAGGAGGAGAAGATTACGGTCCGCACATTGAACGCCTCGCCGCCTACGAGGACACTGGTCTGGAGCCGGAGGACCTAAAGCGGGCATTTAATGAGGATGATGTTTTAAAGCTGGCCGGACAAGCCCTTGGTATAACACCTGAACGCCTCCGCGAACTGGCCCAGGCGCACAAGGAAAATCGGGTATTGCCCGAGGGAAGTGGCTGGTTTGTTACATGTAGCGGGAAGAAGTTGACGGTTGTCATGGACATTGAGGCCGCACTACGGAGGAAGCAGGATGGTTAAATTAAAGAAATGCCCGTTTTGCGGGAGTGACAATGTAGCGTTTACACCGGATGAAGAACAACTCTTAGAGGACACTACAACGGGCTTTATTTGGTGTCATGGGTGTGGTTTTTCCAGCGACAGTTTTTATAGCGAGGAAATAGCTGCAGAAAAGTGGAACCGGAGGGAGCAGGAATGAAGGAGTACATCGAGGATGAGCGACTACATATTGCCAAGGATATTACGTCTATCCCCACCGCCGACGTTGCGGAGGTGCGGCACGGGAGATGGGAAAAGTTTGTAACTGCAAGCGGAATTATTTCAAGAGTTAGGTGTTCTGTTTGCGCTGGAACACAATCGCTGAAATTTGAGAGTATGCCATACTGTCCAACGTGCGGCGCTCGCATGGACAAGGAGGACGAGCATGACTAAGTGCTGCGCCACCTGCGCATGGTACGAGGACTATCAGGGCGTGTGCTGTAACGAGGATTCCCCGCACTGCGCCGACTTCACGGAGCCGGAGCAGTTCTGCGGGGAGTGGGAGAGAAAGGAGGCCGACCATGAAGTTTCGGAACTTTGAGACGGGGGAAGTGCTTGAAATTCTGTCTAAATGGGACTTTTTCTATGGGCAACGGGCCGGAAGAGAGCTTTGGGCAGATAAGCCAAGAGACGTGCAAGACCAGGACATAGCCGATTTTAACCGGGATATGGAGACGATAACAAACTGGGTCCACGAAGCCGCCCGCCTGATGGGGTTCAAGGTGGAGGATGATGAACCATCTGGAAATCCCGGACAGTTGGAGGAAGCTTGCATAATGGAATGCCCTGTTTGCGGAAAAGAGTTTGACATTCATTTGGAGGAGACCAACATGGACAAGCAGAAGCCCCTGAGCGATTGGACGCTGGGAGAAGTTAAAGAACACTGTAAGGAACAACGAGACACCCCAGCGAGATGTACGGGATGTAAAATGCAAAAGTATTGTGATCAATATTTCGGAAGGCAAGGAGACGCAGCTGCCCCTAAATACTGGGACTTAACCGAGCCACCCCGTTGGACGGAGCAGGAGGTGGAGATAGTGAAGAACCTGCTTGAAGTGGTTGGCCCCGCAGAATTAAGAAAAGTTGCCGATATGGTAACAATGAAAGTTGACGGGAAGATCATCTATCTTCGCAAAGACGCATTCCCATCGCTGAAAAATGAGATGGTCGTTACACTTTACGAGATCATCGGAGGTTTGGAATGACTTTTCAAGAGTGCTGCGCTGTATGTCTTGACAATCAAGAATTTTTGACCCAGTTCAACCGGCTGACGGGAAACGCCATCGGAACACCAAGAACGGGAATTGAGATCGCAATCGACAAGGCATGTGGAAGGGACCCGAACAGAGATGGGATGAAGGACTTCTGCAAATTTGTGTTTGAGTTTATATGGCTGCCATTGTGTAAACACAGCGGAGGTACGGAATGAACGAAGTTATGATTACCAACAAATGGGTCCATGAAGATGACCAGCAGGCCAAAGCCGACGCGGGGAAGCCTCGTCCTACTCTGGTTCCTGTGTCTCTGATCGAGGCTGTGACGGCGGTCCGAATGTACGGAAATGAAAAGTACCACGACCCGGAGAATTGGCGGCAGGTGGAGCCGCAGCGATATCAGGATGCTTTGTACCGGCACTGGCTGTCCTATCTCAAGGGGGAGCAATGCGATCCGGAAAGCGGCCTGCCTCACCTGTGGCATCTGGCCTGTAATGTGGCGTTTTTGATTGAGATGGAGGGCAAAGAATGAGAGAAATCCTTTTCAAAGCCAAGCGGCTGAGTGATGGCGAATGGGTGGAGGGAAACATCGTGAGTGTTCCAGCAGATGCCGACTTTATGCCGGGAGCGTACATTCTGCCACGGTTGGTTTCAGCCAGGGCAGACCCGCCCACAAAAGGCATTATGCTTGGTGGGTTCTTTGAGGTTGACCCCTCCACGGTCTGCCAGTATACCGGCCTGACCGACAAGAACGGGAAGAAAGTGTTTGTCGGGGATATTGTGAGATGCAGCCGTGGTTGTCCGCATGAGGTGGTATGGGTCCAGGAACACGGTGGAACTTTTATCGGAGGAATGCCAGCAGTGTATCTATCTGATTTAAACCCAGGATATGCATGGACAGGTGAGGAAGAAATAATAGGCAACATCTACGACGGGGAGGGCGGCAATGATGATTAAACTGCTCCTTTTCCTGGGCATCATCCTGTCCATTGTCAAAGCAAATGGATGGTTTGTGGTGCCGATGCCTGTCTTGGTTTTCTGCTGGGTAGGAAGCTTCGTTTGCTGGCTGATTTATTCCTATGCCCTTGGTGTGGGTGAAGGAGCTGCAAAAGAGATGAAAAAGAAAGTCCACGGCGAGGAGGGCGGACAGCATGAGTGGGTGGATTAGCGTCAAGGAGAGGCTGCCGGATGCGCCTGGGCATTATCTCGTTTGCACCAATGTAAACTATTGGCACGGCGGGGGCATGGACAAAAACGAAGAGCATAAATATTGTGAAAGCGGTACGCCAATTGGGTTTTTTGGCACAACAATGAGTGTGCTGGACTGCTATTACGATATTACCGGGGACTGGAACAGGGTCTGTAATTGTCATGTCACCCACTGGATGCCTCTCCCCGACCCGCCGAAGGAGGGATAGCCCTTGAACGAGTTCAAGGAGAGGATTGACGCTCCCCATGGCTAAAGCAAGGGGGACCCGCCGCCCAAATCTCGATGATAGAAGGGATGGAACCATGCATAGAGCGGTTTTTTGTAAATCGTGTGGGAATATGATAGCCACCACGGATGGAAACGAAATCAAAATTCAGCACCGTGGAAGAACCATTCGGGTGCATGGCTCTGCTTCTATCACATGTGAAAATTGCAAGGAGGATACATACATTGACACGAAATGTGTACGCAGACTATGCGGCGACAACGCCACTATGCCTGCCTGCGAGACGGGCGATGCACGATGCGTTTGATATATATGGAAACCCGTCATCACTACATTATGCTGGTGCTGAGGCCCGAAAATTGGTAGAAAAGGCCAGATCCAAGGTCGCCAAGGCCATCAACGCTGAGCCGGACGAGATTTACTTCACCTCTGGGGCAACGGAGGCAAATATTTGGGTGCTTTCAGCATTTAGTACAGTAAAAAGCAATGTAGAGCACAGTTCGATGGAATATGGACGGCGCGGTGGAATTGTCGGACTCGAAAGTGACCATCTAGGAATTGTACCATCCAAACCTGTTATAGACCTGACATTCATTGATACCATGTCGATTCTTTGGGTCAACAACGAGGTCGGGACAGTACAAGACATGAAATCGCTTGCGTCATGGGCGACCAATTCCGCTGATAAGCTATTCCATACCGATGCCACCCAGGCCGTCGGGCATATCTCGGTTGATGTGAGAGAGACGGGTGTAGACCTACTCTCTATGTCAGCTCACAAGTTCGGTGGCCCGAAGGGCATAGGAGCCTTGTTCGTGCGCAGGGGTGTAGATATACTCCCTATGCTCCACGGGGGACACCAAGAGGCAGGAAAGCGGGCAGGGACAGAAAATGTAATTGGTATCGCTGGAATGGGTGCGGCAATTGAGTGGGCAACCAATAACCTGGACAAGAGTGTGCCCTATCTCACTAAACTACGTGACATTCTGATTGACGGCATCCTCTCTATTCTAGGTACGGAACTGACTGGACACCCCACACAGCGTTCTCCATCCATCGCTTCCTTTGTATTCAGGGGTATTGACGGACAAGCCTTGGTACTAGCTCTGGATGAACGGGGCGTATGCGCTTCTTCCGGCTCGGCCTGTTCGGAGGGTCAGGTTGGTGTCTCTCATGTGTTGAAGGCGATGGGGTACACCGAGGAAACCGGACGTGGTTCTCTACGGCTGTCCATTGGATGGGATACCACCGAGGCAGACGTGCGGTACGTCATCCGAGCGGTCAAGGAAAGCGTGGAGGAACTGAGAAAGTAAGGGATTGCAGGGAGGTTATTATATTGAAAATTATTGATAATGCAGATAAGCAGAAAATTTATGAGTCTTTGGCGCGAGAACTTCGATTTATTCGGGAAATGGTTATGAAAATATACTGTGACAAGGACTATCTAAGTTTACTTGGGAAAACCAGAATGAGCGGGCTCTCACGAGCAGAAAACCAAATTTACCGCTGTATCCTGGAGGCAGAAGAGTACTGGGTTAGAGATATGAAATCAGCTGGGACCAGGATTTTTCATGCAGGGTTTCACGATGATATTATCGACAACAAAGTGAAAGAGTCCCGAGAGGGGTTAAAAAACGGATGAAAAAGAACCTACGCCGCCTCTCCATTCTCGTCTCCGCTCAAACCGCTTGGAACCTAAACAAGCTGGCCGAGATATGTGGCTACGGGAACAACGTGGGGAAGGTCGTGGACAAGCTGGTGAGGGAGAAGATGATAGCATTGAAGGGGGATAGGTGTGGTAGCAACCGAGACAATTCTTGATGCTATCCACCTGGAGCGTGCCGACAAGGGCCGAACTACGGCATGTTCGTCGTTCCGGTGGAATGGGAGGGGGGCTGATGGCGAGGCGCAACCGTAACGCATACGCCGCAAAGTGGTCGAAAGAAATGAGAAAAGGTGAGGCGTAATGAGCAGTAATTCAGGAAAGAATAGGTACGTCAGATCAAAGGGCGGCTGAGAATACTTTGATTGGTGCAGGCTTCGGGAAGATGGAACCATGGAATTTGGAAGCGAAGATGGAAACTATGCTGGAGGTACAACATTGAGCGCAGACTTCTATCCTAGTTGCCCAAGTGGCCTATACCCTTCAGACTCAGAAGATAGGGGATATTGGCGCCATGCTAAAAAAGTATTGGAATCTATTCAAAAAGCAAAACCAGATTTCTTTGAGAGAATTATGGAAATGCTAAAGGAAAACGGAGTGCAAATCCCAGAATAACAAAAACGCCCCCGCTTGGCCGTGATGGTCAGGCGGGGGATTCGTCTTTCTTACGAGATTGAAGCGCGTCCCACTCCTTCTGGCGTTCTAGGATATTTGCCGCTGTCCCCCTACCATATAGATACGGATTCAAAAAGTACCTCCCGCGTCCCATGCGGATCAAGTACCCGTTCTCCATCAGATATTTCAACCCGCGTTTCATTGATGCCTCACCGAGGCCGTATGTTTCTCCTATGGAACTCAACGCATCGGATCCAAGAGAGATATAGGGGTCGCTATTGGCATAGGGGAGGCGGGCTGCCAAGGCACTCAAAAGAGTCCTTGTTGAGTGTGGTATTTGCTGCCGGAGCAACGGATTCTGCGCGAACTCTTTCACATATCGCGCACCAGGCTTTACGCTATACATTAGTTTCTTCACCTGGTTCGTCACTTCTCCGGTCTGCTGATCCACGATAATATACTCTTTTTGAACCTTGACTGTTTCTTTTAGTGCCCTGTCGCTCAATAGCCCCTCACCTCCTATATGCATATATACATTCTGTTATTACCAATAGAAAAGTATCAAAATGATACCTATTAAGTATCAAATTGATACTAATAAGGTATCAAAATGATACTTAATTCAAATGGACTGTAATCATTGTGCCACAATGGATTGAACCCGATTTTTGGGCAGCCGCCGCCTCTTTTATTTTCTATTATAGCATGGTAGTGTCCAGGAGTGCAAGTTGAAGCGCATTACTGAGCCGAGTCATTCTCAATCATAGTACATCTGGCGGTGACAGAAGGCTGATGATAGGGTGGAGGGGGATTGAAGAGGGGGCGGAGTCAGGCGGTGCAGAGTTGTCCTAAGGCTGGGAGAGGCGGGGTAAATGAGAAAGGGGGGGTACTGCATAGTAAAACTGGAAATCCATATTATGGGAATGACTTGGAAACTTACCCCCCATGATTGCTATAAATGATACAGAACTTGCATATAGAAGACGAAAACTTAAACATTCTTAGAAAGAATGTTTAAGTTGTTACCTGTTTTTGCAAGATTACCAGTCAAAAAATGAGTTACGATCTTGCGTAGCTCGTCAATTTGACGAAACATAGGGAAAAATATTTGTTTCAGGTGGGTAGGAGCATGGCCCACGCAACATCTAACCTGAGCGGCCCAAGCGTGTAGACTTCGGTTTTCTCCCTCCCGCGGGCTTGCGGCTAGTCGATAGACCGGGTAATACAGCGAGTAGCGATTCTGAGATGTTGCAATTGCAACGATAAGGGAAGTTGAAGGATATGGAGGCAAACCGCGCCATCTTCCGGGCAGCGGTGGAGCTGTCCCGGTTGAATGAGACGATAGACCCGGTGACAATCCGCTCGAAGGCCGGGGCCGCCGCAAGTCAGGAGTATATGCTAGACCTGATGCAGACGACGCAGACTGCCGCCAATGCGGGGGTATATGCACAGGAGGCCAGAAAAGACTCCATGCGCCGGTCGATCAGGCTGCTTGCGGATAGTATGGAGACCAAAGCGGCAGGATTGGATGAGCCCAGGAGCGTCATAGCGGACGCACATCGGGAATTTGAAGAAATCAAGTCTCCTGGATACAGCCCGGGAGTTGGCCTCCTCTATGGAGGTTCTAGGGGTGTTTTACGAGTACAGGGGTGGAGTTGGGCAGGGCGGCGCACAAGCGGCGGGAAGCTGGCTGGGAGTATAAGGAGACATATCTGCCAACGTTGGATGATCAGGAGGGCGCAAAAAGCCCGCCCCGGTAACCCAGGGCAGGCGGTGATGATATTGTTAGATGCCCCAGCCCTCGGACAGGATCGGGAGCGGGATAAACGGCCCGCCGCGCTGGGTGTGGTCAATGATGCAGGGCACGCCGTCAGCGTTGGCGGTCAGCTCGTAGCAATCAGAGCCTCGGAAAATGTGCTTGCGCCCGTCTCCGGCCTCTGCCGCCTCAAATCCTGCGGGCAGCTCCACGGCAACGCGCCGGGTCCATGTCCGGCTAATCTCCGGGTACTCCTCAAGCGTTACCTCTGCGGGCTTGCCTGTCTGGATCATATCGCCCGTGCGGGTGATATATAGCGTAATAGTCGTGTTGTGCCGTCCTTTCCCCCGGCTCTGCCGGGCTCCGTTGTGTTGATTGTATCGCGCCCGATCGGGGCAGTCAAGATTTTTTCGCCGTCTCCCAGATAATCATGATCGGGAGGAGCAAGATAAACAGAATAATCAAGCGGGGGGCACCTCCTCGGCGGCTTTGTTCATTTGAGTTTCCCACCAAGCGGTTTTTTCTTCCAGTGTTTCCCCCGGCTGCTCCTGCGTTGGAATGTCGCAGATAGCAAGCAACGGGCAGCCAGAACATTTATAATCAAAGTGCTTTTCGCAAATCAATTTGACTGCATTTGAAAACATGTTCATTTCCTCCATTCTCCCGGTGGTCGGGTCAAAAGCGGGTGATTTCCTGTCCATCGCTTGCCACGTCCGGGAGGAATGTTCCCAGGCGGGCCGGGTCGGTAAACAGGTTGTAGCCGTCAATGCCCACAAACTGGGCAACCTCCACGGCGTTCCCGTGGGCGTCTCTGTCGATGTAGCGGCGCAGGGTGTAGGCTCTGCCCTCGTAAATATAGCGCCCGCCGTCCTGGTAGTATTCGCGGGCCTCGGCCAGCGTGGCGGCGGCGATCTCGTCAATGGTCATTGTCAGCCGCCTGGCGGCGTCTCTGTATCGTTTCATTGTGCGGCCTCCTCCATGTCAACGCATTTTTGGAGATTGTCGGCCTCCGTGCCTAGATTGAAGATATTACCTAGATAATAGGCCTTTGCCTCCTCGATAGAGGCATTAAGCTGGGTATACAGATAGTCTCCATTGGAAAAGGTGACTTTGTAAGTATTCATTGTGCGGCCCTCCTTGCGGCCTTGTTGACCGCTGCACGGTTTGCGGCGTTTGCCTTTGCGCTGATGCTGCTATCATCAAACAGAATTGTAAAGCCGTCATTCTGGAGGCTTGCGGCCATTTCTACAGGGTCAATACCGGGGAACTGGCAAACGTACTCGATGCAATTATAGCGAAGTTCCTGCGGCCTGCCGGAGATTTCCGCCGTTCTGATTAGATCGCGCTTGTAACTGCCGAAAATGCGGCGGGCCTTGTCCTCTTTGGCGGAAAGAATCATCTGCCGGAGTTCTTCCGTTCCGGGTACGGCCCAGAGACTGACGGCGAAAAAGGTGTTTTCCATATAGTTCACGGCGAAGCGGATTTTCTGGGCGTCTCCGCTCTCTCTGGCGGCCCTGTAGTCCCTGATTGCGTTCTGGATCAGTTCAGCGCGTTCCTTGTTCGTCATTTCTGTTTTTCTCCTTGTCATGGAGGGCTACCCGTGGTATACTGGGCGTGCCCTGGTTCGTGGTTGTTCTGGGGCTTCTCTTGCCCTGGTCACTGTTGCGAGCAGTGGCCAGGGCTTTTATTTTAGCGTTGCAACCCATTTTCCGGCGTCGTCGGTGGTGTAATACCACTGTACCCCAAATGCTGCCAAAGTGGCCGCTATGGCCTTTATTTCGCGGTCTGCGGGGCTCTGGCCGAAGGGGTCAGCCTCGGCGATGCTTTCGGCCTTAAGTGCGGTTAGCCTGTCCATAATGGGCCGCATGGCCTCAGCGGGTTCCTCAGTGGCGCTGGGGGTCAGCATCTTGGCCAGGTCTGCGGCGGGGTCGTTAGTGCTGTCCTCCTCGCGGCTGGTGCAAAATTCGCCACCGGTTTCTGAGTTGCGGAAAATCTGGCACCAATAGCAATCATCGGTCTTCTTGTATCCGGCTTTTTCGGCGGCGCTTTCCATGCGCCAGAGCTGCATATTGTCCTGATATGTAATGGTCTTCATTTTCTTTCCCTCCCGGCCTGTGGCCTTGCTTTTCCCTGCCGGTTGTGTTATAGTGGGGGCGGCCAGATGGCAGGCTCTAACCGCCTCCGCTGGGTCTTAGATAGTCGCTTGCTTGTTCAGGGCTGGGCGGCTATCTTTTTTACTGCTTGGGGATGGCCTCTCGGATAATGCGGGCCGCGTCCTGCGCGTCCTTAGCCGTGGCCTCTACCAGCTTCGCCAGGGTTTCAAGATAGGATGCTAACTCGGTCTGGGTCATGCTATCAATCTCCATTTCCGTTACCTCCTGCCCGGTTGATTTATCAGGGGTTGCCCTCCTGACATGATTATAATAGCATAGATACGCGTATATATCAATATGGAATTTTCAACAAAAATAGATACGCGTATTTGTGCAGGCGTGATATATACGCTTACATAATAAATGTGATATAATATGTACAGGTGATAGAGTATGGAGAAAAAGAGCCAATACAAGGGATTTACACCAGCGCAAGCAAAAGCACACAAAAAATATATGGAGGGTTTTGTGGAGTTACGGGCCCGTGTGTCATACGCCGAGCGCGATAGCATACAGGCCCACGCCACAGCACGTGGGGAAAGTGTCAACGGGTTTATCAAGCGGGCCATATCCGAAGCCATGGAGAGGGATAGAGAAGGAGGCGAACAAAATGAGTAATCGTGAATTGGCAAAAGCCTTGATTGACCAGATACCCGAAAGCCGGCTTTTCTATGTTGTGTCCTATCTGCAAGGGGCCGCTGTCCCGGATGAAACGCCAAACGCTGAAACGCTGGAGGCTATGGCGGAGCTTGACAGCGGCGGCGGGCATAAGTTCACCGGCTCCACGGAACAACTCTTCTCCGAATTGATGGAGGATTGATTATGCTGGATGTCAGATACTCCACCAAATTCAAAAAGGATTTCAAGACCTGCGTAAAACGCCGCTATAATATGGAACTCTTACAGCAGATTGTTGACACTCTAAGAATCCCCGAAACCTTGCCGCCGAAAAATGTTGACCACAATTTGAGCGGGAATTATGCAGGGTATCGGGAATGTCACATTTCCCCGGATTGGCTATTGATTTACAGGCAGGACAAGAATGAACTCTTGCTTTACAGGACGGGAACACACGCCGATCTATTCGGGATGTAGTGCAGGAAGCCGGGGAATAGTCCTTGCAGCTCTCGCACCCCTGTGATATAATTGGGGCGGAGGCGCTTTAGGGTGGGGCCGGGTTTCCCCGGCCCCGTGGCCTTTACTTGGCCCAATTGGCTACCAGAGCTTCGTGGAGACTTTTATAGGTTTTGCCCTGGTAATACCACATCCCCATGTGGTACCTCATGTCCTCGCCTCCTTCCGCCCCGGTGTTGGTAGCGCCGGGGCTTTTTATTTGCCAATCGGTTGCCCTCCTGACATGATTATAATAGCATATTGCGCAACTTTCTTCAAGAAGCATATTGCACAATATTCTCTGGTCCCATTTGTGCAATTGGCATATTGCGCATAATTCCGGCGCATGTTATAGTATTAGTGAGGGGGTGCGCCTATGGCTTACAAGAATAAATCGGACGCAACTGCATATCAAAATAAATTTATTGCCAAAGCCTATGACCGGGTAAATCTCACCATGCCGAAGGGCAAGAAGGAAATCGTACAGGCCTGTGCAGAGGCCGAAGGGGAAAGCGTCAACGCCTATATCAACAAAGCCATTGACCAGCGGATGGAGCGGGATGGTGCGAGAGGCCCGCAGGTGGGCGCCGAAGGGCCGCAGGTGGGCGGGGGTGTCTTTATCCCACCTGATACACTGGAACGTGCCCAGCAGGCCGCAGAGGCTACGGGGGAGGCAATAGCAGACTTTTTGGCCCGTGCAGTGGAAACACAAGCAAAAAGAGATAGGTCTTCTCTAGCAATGGGGATCAGTCCAGCAACAAAGGAAAAAGAGCCAGGGAATTGATTCCCTGGCTCTTATCATAAAGCTATTCCGTGATACAATAGGGGCGGCCCTGGTTTGGCGGTTTCCTAACGGGATTCCCGCTCTATAACGTGTTTGCGGCACGGGAGCGGGTTTTTATTTGTCCTTTGCCATGTCGGCCCGTATTAACTGCTTGATATATCCGGCCTTATTGGGTACGCTGTCGAGTTTCTGGATTATGTCTTGCTCTGTGTTCTTCATCAGTCTAATTGCTATGCTGACGGTGTGCGATTTGTTATAACGGTCTTGCGGGCGTTCCTTTTTCTCGCTTGACATCTTCGGCCCCCTTCGCTATAATATAGGGCAAGAGGGGCACCCGCTGGCACGGGTTCGGCTCCACCTCAATTTCATAAGTATTGGAGATGTGGCCGTTCCTTTGCTGGGGGTGGCTACTTCTTCATTATCTGGATAATTCCGAAGATAACAACGGCTAACAGATTAAGTAGTGCAATCACTTCTAATACTGTCATGTTGTCACCTCCTTTTCGGAGGTCGAGCCGTTCCCCTCTTGCTTGTCTATACTATATCATACGTATTGCAGTATGTCAATCCCTTTTTCAAAGTTTTTTATTTTGCCCTGGGCCCTCCGGTCTAAGGGGAGGGCCCAGGCGCATAGCATCCTCACGCCCAGCAGACGGCCCGCCGTAGGCTTTCCCGGCCCTGGGGTGTCCCCTTGGAGACATCCGGCCATTTTCTGGCGTCGTGGGGGAGGGCTGCGCCCTTGGTATCTCCCGGCTGGGTTCGGTCTGCGGGTCTGCATCCACACGCTAGCGCGATTCCCCAATTCATGGGGCCTCTTTTGTGCCATGCTACGCGGTAACGCGAAGTCAAAAATCAAGGGGCGTACACTGAGGGGACACGTTAACGCGTGTAAAAAATACCGGGGCTTTGCTTTAACTCCCTGCACAAACATTTTCCTGCTTGTTTGTTTTATTTGACAGTTTACAACGTGCAATACCCGGCGTATAATAACGAGGCGGGGTTAAGTTCCCCGTGTAGACTTAAACAGGGCTTGTGTGGCCTTCGGGCCCACAGGCCCTTAGACCTTTATTGGGGGAAATTTATATGCGCCGTGTGATGGTTTTTATCGACTTCGAGAACTTCAACATAGCCGTCATGAGCTACTATCGGAGTATTGGGGAGCCGTATCCAAGATTGGATTATAATAAAGTCCCGCAAGAAATAGTGAAGCTGATACCTGGCGGCAATGAACTCGTTAAGACTTTCCTATGCGCTCCAAAGCCGGACGATTTTCTGGCGCAGGATGAGCGAAGGGCCGGTACATACAGGTGGATAAATGGGCTGAAAAACCAGCCATACTTTACTGTTATCGAGGGGCGGCATGTTGCAAGGCCGGTTTCTGGACAAACATTCTCGACAATGGATATCTCCGACCCAACGACCTACTATGTGGAAGAAAAGGGAACAGACATCAATATGGGAACGCATATTCTTGCAAAGGGATTCCTGAACGCATATGACACCGCCGTTATCGTGAGCGGGGACACTGACTATATGCCTGTTTTGGATGTTCTGAATACAATAGGAAAAATCGCTGTATGCGTTGGAGTGAAAGGGCAGAACATGGTGAAATTGAAGACCCACTCAGACGATATCATAATCTTGGATGAGAAATATTTTGGCCGTTGTCTGCGCCCACCCCACACAAGCCAGGATTAAGCGATGAGATAAGGGCAGAAACCAAAGAACATAACACAGAAACAAAAGAAGCTAAATCAGAAAATGTAAGAAAACCAAACAGGAACATAAGACTGTGTTGTACCCAGCGCACAAGATTTCATTGCGTCCCGCGCTCTTAAACCGCAGAATTTGGGTAAGTACCCACAGCGTACAGTTTTTCAGAAAGTCCCCCATTCCCTCCGCTCACACAATTTTGGTAAGTCCCGTGGGCACCGCTCACAGGTTTTCACAAAGTCCCACCCAGCGTACTCAGACCACAGAATTTCTTGACACTCCCCACGGCTAAAGCAAGGGGTTTTACGCCGCATTTCGGGAAATTTAGAAAACTTCTTGACATACTGGATCAAGTATGATATAGTATAGACAAGCAAGAGGGGCGGGGCCAACTCCGAAAGGAGGGAAGCCCATGAGCCTAACGGAAACCATCGCACTACTTATGCTCGTGATTGCGGCTATTTCCCTGGGCAACCAGATAAAGAAATAACCGCCCCTTGACCCCAGCAAGAAGCGGCAATTTCAAGCTCTACACTTGTTAAGTTGGCCGCCTTCCTGCTGACACCAGGGAGAGCGTCCCTCTTGCCCACATTATAGCAAAGGGGGCCGAAGATGTCAAGCGAGGAAAAGCCCAAGCGCAAGACCCACACAAGCAGCGCCGTTAAAAATCGGTATAACGCAAAAGCCTACCGAAAGTTTCAAGCGGCAATAAAGCCTGAACTATCCCTGCGGATAGAGGGCTACACTACCAGAGAGGGTATAAGTAAGCCCGAATTTCTGGAACGTGCTATAGATATACTAGATAGTTGACACTCCCGCTCAGATTTAGCTGTGGGAGATGTCAAGCCAAATACCAAAAGTCAAGGAGGTAGGCATATGACACTGGAAGATTTTAAGTCCTACTCCGAAGAGTACCTTGCCTCATACGGGAACATGTCAAGGAACACACAGGATCAGAAGCGCCGGGGCGTGGAGAAGTTCATACGCTTCATGGAGAGCGAAGGACGGCAGGAGATTGACCAGAAGGCCATTCTGGCCTACCGAAAAAGCCTGCTGGGATATTCCAGAAACACCTTTGCGCAGTATATATCCCGGCTGAATACGGCGCTGGAATGGATGGTAGAGTCCGGGATGTTGGACAAAAACCCAATTTCGAAGAAAATGCGCATGTCTGAGAAATACATTTCTGCAAAGTCGGTGTTGAGCGCCGACGATATACGCCGCATATTCTCAACCAGTACATCGTCCTTTGGGCGAAAGCCGGTTTATATAAGGAACCGAGCTATGACGATACTCCTATTGACCAGCGGTGCAAGAGAGTCGGAGATGTTGGCATTAACACCGGCTGATCTGAACTGGGAGGAAGGGTATGCAACCATCCGCAGCGGTAAGGGAGGCAAGGGACGTACAGTACCCTTCATTCCCTATGCGCAGATGGTCATGCACACATATCTGAACAAAGCTAGGCCAAAGGAGGCGGTAGATAAAGACCCCATCTTCGTCCAAAAGAACGAAGGAGGTGGCTTCAAACCCCTGTCTCGAATAACAGCTATCTATGGTATAAAGAGCTATGTGGAGGCCATGACCGGAAGGGAGGATATCACCCCCCACTCTCTGCGACATACCTGCGCCTCAATGTTGGTTTCCTCTGGAATGAACCCGAAAGAGCTACAAATGCTCTTGGGACACTCCAGCCTGGACATGACACAGCGATATGCCCAGATGCTCAAACCGCAGACGGAGATTGCGGCGGAAACCAGAAAGGTGTTTGAAGGGATACTGGAAACGACCCCCGGCCTCGCATAGGAGACCGGGGGCCACTTCTGTTCAAGACGGATTCTCGATGTTGTAGAGGATCTGCACCAGTTCCTCGCGGGTGGCTGGCTTCTTGTATTTCTTGTTCCCGGCCTGATCGCCGGAGATGATGTTTTGACCCTCGGCCCAGATCCGGGCCTCCTTAGACCAGTCAGACGGCTCCTTTTTGGAGAGCACAGTGTCCAGCCTGGCAGCAAGGGCCTCAATGTCAGCGTCGGTCAGTTTAGAGATGTCCATATCGTCGTCCTCCTCGGCTTCGGTTTTGATGGTGGTCGCCTTACTGGCATAATCCGGCAGGCAGTAGCCCCGGATATAGCGGCCATTGATGGGCACGGTACGGGTCGCCACGGCCTCGCCCTTGTTGCCCTCATAGATGGTCATGGTGTTGCTGTTGACCGCCCCGACAAAGCCCACATGGTTGGGATTGGCGGTCTGGTCGGTGGTGGCATAGTTGTCCCCGTCCTTCCAGCAGTACATGAGGATGTCCCCGATGTCGGGCCGGTAAGCGTCGTCCTCCATCCAGCGCCCTTTAGCCTTGTACAGCGCGATCATGCGAGAGCAGGAACACTCGCCCAAGATAATGTCGGACAGCCCCGCCTGCATCCCGGCGGCGGTGACTGTGGCGGCACACCACTCGTCGGTGTACTTCATCTTGTAGCCTACAGGGAGGGGCTTCTGGGTGTTATATAGGTCGATAATGGCCTTAAATTTGCCGTTAACCTCCGACCAGCCCAGCCAGCCCTTCATTATATTCACGACTTTATGTCGGAGCTCCTTCTCAGTTGCCATTGGTCTTTCTCCAATCCAGAATCTCTTTCAGCTTGTCATACCCAAACATGGCGGCATAGGCGACCATAAAGCCGACTACAACAGCGCCGACTACCAGATACCATGTGATATGAATGGTATTGATCTGTGCGTAAGCTGCTCCGGCGGCCAGCGTAAGGCCCTCGGAGAGAATAAGCGCCACAATATTGGTGGGAAGTCTGTCCCATGTAACCTTCTTGATTACCTCAGTTAGAATGTTAACCAGCACGACAAGAGCGCCAATGATAGCGAGCAGATTGGAAATGTTGTAAACGTCCATGATATGTACCTCTTTCTGAACTTGTTTATTGTGTTTCCTGCTTAGATTTCACTTGCTTCTTTACTTCCCAAGAAAATTTCTTAATATCCTTGCCGGGGACTTCAATTAATCCGTATCCTGCCGATTCTTGTCCGTCTTGCCAAACACAGCCCCGTCATTGTGTTCAAAGATGTTCTCCACCACTTTCAGAACATTCACGCCTAATATGGTCGTGATTGCCTGCTGGGAAAGTTCAACAATAGGGAAGGGCTGTCCAAGCTGAACCGTGGCGTACAGGGCAATCAGGTAGGATACCGATACCCACACCAGGGCGGCAATTTGTGTCGTGAGGAACAGGAGCCTGGTCACGGAGCGGAGTTCTTTTTCTCCCTTCCCGCCCACCTTCTTCGCCATGTACACCATAGCCGCTATAAGGGCGGCCACAAGCATCAGAATGGCAACCAGAAGGATACTCAACTCTGTCATTTGAATGCCCCCAATCCAATGGCGGCGGCCACGATACCGAATACCAGAGCAATGACTAGTTTGAGCACTTCTTTGCCTAGCATGTCCCATTTGTGGGCGGGCTTCATCTGCAAGTCGGTGATGGCTTGATTCTGCTTCTCGATAGCGGTGGTAAGTTCTTTCCTGCTGTCTTTCAGGTCTGTTTTGATTTCGCTGGTATCATCGAGGATTTGGGCAAGCTGGTTCTGTGTGACGGCCTGCGCCTTTTCACCAAACTCAAGGCGTTCATAGAACTCCTTATGGTCTTTGCGGTTATTCTCACGGTCAGCCTCCTGCTTTTTGACCAGTTCCTCGATTTGGTGCTTAAGGATTTGTGCCTCGGCGTAGCCGATGCACTCCTGCGCGGAATCTTTTATACAATTTGGCGGCATAGCGTGTCTCCTTTGTGTACGGATGTTTATTCCTGCGAGACTCATAGGTGTGTGGCCCTTTTGTAGCATGCATTTTAGCTAAGCGGCAAAGAGTAGAGAAAGAGAGTACCCGTTTGATGTATCCCATACATATTCCGATTGAAGCGTGATAGAAGTTGTGCTTTCGTTTATCGATATGTCTGCATAGATTGGACCCTTAGTACTACTTCTGACATCCCAGCAAAAGCCAGTAGAAGTTATTCCAGAACTTGAAAATACAGAACAAATTAGTTCAATGCCACAACCGGTTATTGACAGGGCATTGGGTGGAAAGAATACGGAATATCCAATAACAATTCTGGAGGAGCCAGCAGGTGTTGGATAGACTGAATCTACAGCAAATCCGTATGGTTTACTTCCATTAAAACCCTCACTTCCAGTTTGGAATACTAGTTTTTTGTTGGATTCTGCTCTGGTTGAGCTTATAATCCGTCCTTTCCAGTCAAACTGATTGGAAGATAGCGTCCCCGTTATCCCAAAAATGTTGACTCCACTCTTGATATTGGAAGCAATCAAGTTCGGACTCCCATCCACATATACCGCCTGAGTCGTATATCGGCCAGAAGCCACGGCGGTCTGCTGTGTAGTGCCGGGGATAATCGTGCGTCCAGCCTGTGTGGCGAGTTGCTGTGTTGCACTTTTTGTTTCACTTGCAACATAACCGGTATTTTGGATTGTGGTAGCTGTAATAAGTCCACTGGAGTTTACGGAAATAGAAGGTGTTGCTGCTTCAACCATCGGCATCGTGCCAGTCAGTTTCCCGGACGCTCCATAGGCGGTTTTTCCACGCAAAATATCCGGTGCTGTGGCGGTCGCATCGCCGGTATCTGTGCCGCCGGAGCCAAATAACGAACTGTTGATGATGGGCATCTACAACACCTCCTGAGCTGTATAAGTGTAAGTAATGGAGCCGGACGGAGTTTTCGTGCAGGTGAAGGTAAGCGTTCCATTCCCTTGCCCGGAGCAATACACGCCCGCCTCCATTGCGGCGTTGAAGGCTGTGGGAGTGGGCCCAGTGGTTACATAGTTGGAGACTGTTACTCCGGGCGCGGTGACGGTTTGTGTGTTGGCACTCCATCCAGAAGTTGTAAGGATGACTTGACCGCCGGAAGCACCATTGTAAATGATGTTGTTTTCTCCGTTATCCCCGATTTGTATCCTCATACTCCCGGAGGCCAAAGTGTTCCCGATTGCAATGCAGTTGTTTACGTTATTTGCAAAGGAAATGGCATTATCGTTATAAGTGTTGGGTTGAAATGTGTTCCCCATAATAATATGTCTTCCACGTTCTACGGCGACCGATCCATTTGGATAGCTGTTTTTGAATATCACCGTCCCAAGATTGCAGTTCTGCACTTTGCTAAAACCCGTGCCGTCTAAGATGATGTCGCCAGTACCTGCAAGTGACGTGCAGTCAGTAATAACACACGACAACGGTGACACCATAGTTTCTTCTCCTGCCCCCTGCCTGATATTTATGCCGTGTGCATCAACCAACGTATCTACTACTTCAAAATAGCACCTTGAAATCAAGATGTTTCCGCTACAATCAATATAGATTCCTTGTTTTGCAACAGAAAAAGAACAGTCCTCAATTATACCAACTCCAGCTGTAATTTGCTCATAATATATTGCAGAATTGATAGCCTTTCTAATAGTAATATTGGAAATAATTGCTCCACCGCCTGCCAATATTTCCGAGACCCTTTCTCCGGCATTGGATTCCGGCCAAATAGACTTGTTTCCGTCGATCGTCATATCTGCAAGAACAGACGAATTGGATACCACAAGTATGGAATCAGTAATTTCGTCATATCCATTTGTGGACAACCTTTTCAAGATTGTTGATTCACGGTTTGTTCCCCTCAAGGTACTATTGCGCAACACGCCGACATATCCGTTGATGTTATAGGTTCCGTCCAGAAGGAGAATCTCTCCGCCCATATACGGTAGTGCTTCTATTGCCTGATTGATCTCTGCCTGATCGTCTACACCGTCACATAGATAGTCGCAGTCTGCCGCCGTCCAGCCGTTGGTAGAAGTACCGATCACAATGCGGGCGTAACGCTTTCCGTCGCCACCTGTCCCGCCAGCAGCATCCAGAGACTCCAGTGTAGAGGAAATGGCGTTCAGTTCGTCGGCATCAACGGCTGGAGGGCCGCCGTCGACCCAATTAGGGTTTTTATATTTTCCGTCTTTAATGGGCATAAAGTCACACTCCTTCCGGCTGTGTTCCGTCCCCTAATGAGACGGCTATCATGTTTGACATCCCGTAAAAATATTGAACCAGCACCATAGTCCCCACGGGCACATTGGCAAGGGTGGAGACGTAGGGGATTTCGAAGATGGTACTGTCATTCGGTTGCATCACGCCTATAGTGGTGCCGTTGGGGGCGGTCACCACCGTCAGCTTCTTTTGCCGCACACAATCGGCGGTTTCCCGACGCACAGCCTCCACGATTTGCGGTTCCAAGGCCCGCCACACGGCAAGGGCCTCATTTTGTGCGTTCAGCTTGCGTTTTCGCATTGTGCCACCCCTAGTTTGCGGCGGGCATATTCGGACAACAGAACTGCCTCTGCCATATTATCATCCTCTTTTGTACATCTGGCTGTCCTGAACAGCCGCACGTCGGGGAACAGCCGCTTGCATACCTGAATGGAACTGTTCTTGTCCCCGGTGATAGAAAACTCTTTCTTCCATTTCTGAGGACGTACCAGTTCAAAAGGAATCTTGTAGGCCCTGAGCACGCCTTGGATAAAGCCGAAGTTTTCCCCAAAGTGAAACATAGAGGTGACTCCCTGCCCAGGCATAGACCCGACGTGTTCCAGACAGCAGATGGAGGCGTGGGGGGCTACCTTGCCCAACATTTCTATGTAGGTGTCCTCGTCAAAGGGAAAGATGGATACGGCCCCATTTTCTAGCAGGGCCAGTGAGCCTTTCTTTCCAGGGTCAACTCCAATGAACGTCATGTGCTCACCTCGCTTGGAAACTTTAGTGTTGCATTATAAAGCCCCGGACTGCCCACAGAAACCGTTGTGCTGGCCGTTTCCTGTGCTCCACTTTCAGGCTTATAGGTGCCCTCTAGTTCCCACTTTCCGTATCCATCCACCGGGAGCTGAAACGTTACCAGTCCATTTGATACGCCCCTCAGAGTGGTGCCGCTTAGTGAGCAGGTCACGACGGCCCCCGCCCGCACGTCACAGGCAATGGTTGCATAAACAAGTGTAGAGGGCAGGGGATAAGGGGAAGCCGCCGGGAAGTCGTTCACGCTGGTGCAGTCAATAGTCATCTGCCCGTTCTGTGCGATAGGCCGGGAAAAGCCAGTGACCAGATGCCGCTCTACCGGACTCCCCGGCTTGTCCGTCCGGGTAATAGTTACTAATTCATTTTCTACCAGATGAAACAACTGGGAGGACTGAATGGTCACAGACTTTTTCAGAACGGAGTTCTGCTTCAAATACCACTCCGCGAGTTCTTGACATTGTTCATCGGCGTAGTAGCAGGTTTCCTCGAAGACCTTTGTGCGCAGGCCCATAAGATCTATGTTGGTGTCAGAGGACGGATCTTGATTTATCGCCCGCCCGGAGGGGACGTGGTTACCATTCAGCGCCACACCGTTGACGATAATATCATTGAATACCTCTGTGTTCTTGACGGCATAAGTCGCTCCTAGGAAATCCACCCGCTGGGGGGAGAACTCCCACTGGATTGGCTTGTCTGCATCCGATATGTCCTCATAGGCGGCATCCACCCGCAGGTGTCCCGCTTGGTCGTACCCAATCCACCCAACCAGCATCTTGTTCATCTCCAACAAGAGGGTAGAAAGGGTGTTGCTTCGGTTGTCAAACCGGGCCGTGTATGGCGTGTTTGTCCATGGGACTATGCGTCCGTCCGTCAATTTTACCGTCTTGCCATTATAGTAGGTCGTGAAGATTGGGGCCATGTTATCGATAGGCTGTCCGTTTCCTCTATCCCGTAGAAGCAGTTGGGAAATGGCGTTGAAGATGTCCTCATTGATTTCAATGAGCGCCCAGCCCTCCAAGTTGCCGAACAGTGTCCCGTCCAGATACGCCCACTTGTCCACCAGATTGTACCGGGCAAGCCGCTGGTTGGGCAGAAAGGTTTCCTCCGGGTCTTTGACGTAGAACACGCCCTGGGGCAGATAGAAGTCCGTCCCGTCCGGCAGGACAAGTCCCTCCATGAGCCGTATCTGCTGACCGAACCAGACCTTGTTCACGTTGTAGTCGTAGGCCCCGTCCAGGTTGGAGAGGGTCACGCTGGCCTGCCGCCGCATCCCGTTTTGGAGGTTGACGGACAGCTCCCCCTCCTGGATGAACGCCCCAGAGCGCGGGTTCTGTGGGTTGTTGTCGATGGAGAACGCCAGGGAGCCGTCCGGTTGCAGGAAGTCCAGCCGGGCCAGCTTGTGGAACTCTCCCCGCACAGCGGAGAGATATTGGAGATAGCGTTGCGGGGTTACGACCGGCACGGAGAGGTCACTTCCTTCCTGCTGAGCGGAAAACAAAAATCCCGCCTCTTGATTTGTCGTTGACAAACCTGGGCAGGATGGTATAATAAACATAGAAGGGCGCTGTTGCGACGGTTAGCTCTCACAGTTCAATCGGATTAAACCGCTGACTGCTCGTGCCACCGGGCAGTCAGCACGCTTTTGGGGATATGTAGATCATCACCGCAAGGATGATGATGAAACACACCAGGAAGCGCAGGGCTTTCGCCCAGCGTCCGTTTCCCATCGGCCTCACCCCTTTCCGGGGGAGTAGCCAACCGCCTTTTATGCAACAGCGCCCCCTCCCGTTTCCGGGAGGGATTTTATTTTACCATTTGGCGCTGTGGTTTGTCAATTTGTGTAGAACTTAGCCGTTCAGAATGGTGCTGGCCTCGTCGCTGGTGATCTGCCCCCGGCTTGCGGCCATGCTCACCAGAGCGGCGCTCCAAAGACCTCTCTCATAGTTCCGCTTCACCCGCTGGAAAGCGGCGGACTCAGTGGGGGTGGCGCTGGCCGTCCGGGCCACGGACATGGTGCTCAACTTCGCCACGGCAGGCTCCGCTTCCTCCGGCATAGCCATAAGCACCTGCGCCTCCAATGCGGCGGCGGTGCGCTCCTCGATGGAGGGCTGGTCAGCGCCGGGCGGGTGAAGTTCGAAGTCCTCGATGGCAGCAAGGTAATCCTCGTCCGTCTCACAGCTAGAGAAATCGGCCCCCATCTCCATGTAGCGGTCTACCGTGGCCTGAAATTCCATTGCCGCCCCGCCGTTGATGGTGCCACTTGTGATGATCATTTTCACGCCGGGCAGATCGGCCCAAGGATACCTTGCAAGCCATTCGGCGGCGGTGAATTTGTGGCCCGACGGGGTGAAAATATCGGTTTTCTTGTCCCAAATTTGATAGCGCATCTGAAAACTCCTTTACTTACTTTATGGTGTAGACATCAACGGTTGCATATCGGATGGAAGAAGATCCGTCACGCCCAATGCCGCCTCCAAAAAGAGCATAATTATTTATCGATGTTGCCGCAAGATTATATCTGTCCTCGCTAAGTGGAGTTGGTGTTGTTCGAGTAAGGCTAGTATCATAAGCATCTACCGACCCAAAAGCGGTAGAGGATTTGAGGCCGCCACCAAACAAGCCATAGTCTCCGATTGTTGTTGCTGCAAGACTGTTTTTGCTTTCGTTAAGTGGAGTTGGTGTTGTTCGAGTAAGGCTAGTATCATAAGCATCTACAATATTAGTTACACCTCCAGCGAACAAAACATAGTCTCCGACAGAAGTTGCGGCAAGCCCGTTCCTTCCACTTGACATATTTTCTGCTACTGTATGAGTAAGATTTTTGTCATACACATCCACAACAGAAGAGGATGTACTTTTATTTACTCCGCCGGCAATGAGGAGATATTCCCCTACATTGGCTGCGGCAGAATTACCTCTAGCTTCCTTCATAGCTTGAGCAGTTCCTCTAGTAAGCGAAGGGTCATATGTATCTACCGTTGAATAATAGGTGTTGTATCTGGAATCGCTACTCCGTCCTGAAATACCTCCAGCGAATAGAGCGTAGTCGCCGACTGTAGCACCTGTAAGCGACCACTTTGCAGTCGTTAATCCAGTGGGTTTTGTTTGAGTAAGATCGGAGTTATATGCATAAACGACATTAGATTTTGAAGACCAGTCTCCACCTCCGCCAAAAAGAGCGTACTCACCAACCGAGGTTGCAGAAAAGTTTGGAATATATGGAATAGTATTTTCTACAATGACTTGGGTAAGTTCCGGACTATATGCATCAACATTAGAACGCGAAGAAGTAACACAAAAAATTGCATAATTGAGGTTAGATGTAGCAACCGTTGTCTTGTATGTACTTCCTGAAACCATGTTTAGCGGTGTGACTATCCCATAATAAATGAGCTGCCCAGGAAATTTTAATTCTGCCATAAGTGTCGTTGGAACTTTTACTGTTGTACCAGTAGACAAATCGCCTAGTCGTGCTGTTACCTGCCACGTCCCACCGCTTGTCAAGATAAAATTTGCATGTCCATCCACCGACGTAGCTGTCAACGTCGTATCTCCATTCATCGCTGTAACAGTTGCCCCGCTGTCCACGGTTACGGTGAGCGGAACAGCGAAATCACCGCCGCTTCCCGCATAAGTCCCCGTCACGCCGAAGATGGACACGTCCTCCTTGATGTTCCCAGGAACAAGGTTCTCATCCCCCTGGATAGTCTGCGCCCCGGTAAGGTACACGTTGGGCTGGATGGTTTGAGCCGTGGTGCTGGGCGTGATCGTCTGAGCTCCCTGCACAGGGAGTTGGTTCGTGGCAGACTTTGTTCCGCCCGCCACGAATCCCTCTGTCTGCTGGGCTTGGGCAGTGATAAGGCCCTCTGGGCTGACAGAAATGGTGGGAACGGTCTGTTCTACCGTGGGAATTGCCTTTGCAATGTTGGGGCCGTAGTAGCCACTGGGGACGCTCACGGATGCGCCTTGAATCGTCACATCTTCTGCGGTCTTGGTTGGAATGCTTCCTGTGATCTGCTCCCCATTGACCCATGCAGTTTTCCCAGAGAGAATGTCAACGGCTTCTGCTGTGCCGGGGGTCTCGCTTGCAACAGTTGGGGCAGTCACCTTGCCCTGCCCGTTGTGATAACCAGCCGGGATGATGTACTTCTCCCCGGCGGTCAAGTCCTTGCTCACGGCCCCGTTGTTGGGCATTGTACCAGTCAGGGTTTCGCCGTTCTGTCCGATGGACTGCTTGCCGGAGATAATTTCTCCAGCGTTGGCGGGGTTGGCCAGCGTGGGTAGTTCTGTTCCCTCGCTGGTCACGGTGCCTTTGCCCGTGTGGTAGCCCTTGGGGATGGTGTAGGAACCGCCGCCCTGGATGATCACGGCCTCGGCGGGGTTATCCGGCATCGTGCCCGTGACAGGGTTCCCGTCCTCACCATAGAATTGTTCGCCCGTCAACACGTCCGCTGCCGTGCCCGGTTGAGACAGGGGAGGCAGGGACGGGGCGGCTTCGATGATGTAGGTGCCGGGGCCGGGGACTTGAAACTCTACCTGTGCCATGAAAAAGAATCCTCCTTCCTGTCCGCACTACGGGACTACTTTTGTTTCCTCGAACTCGCTCCCCTGGGATACTGTGATGACGGTACCAGATGGAGCGGCAATAATAAGTGTGGCGTAGACCTCCGTGATGACAAGCCCCACGTAGTATGTCACGCCCTCTGCCATGGTGATGGTCTCGCTGGCCGACGAGCCATCCCGCATAGCCGTCACCGTCCAATCGCCCGGCGTGGCGGGCTGGTAGGTGATGTAGCCGTAGCAGACTTCTGTATAGCTCTCCTGCCCATTGGTCAGGGTTACGGTAGACCCAAATGGGGCAGTCACAACGATTTTGGTCACGGTCTCGCCACTGTCCGGCTCCTGCCCGGTGGTGCTGTCCCACGCCCCGTCACCCGGCTGGCAGATGATGGAGATACCGTCCGCCGCTCCCACCTCAGCCCACGGGAAAGAACCGAAGTAGGGCTGGGGGACCATCGTGTCCCCGGTCTGCATGGACACGGCAGCATTGGTTTGAATGCGCCAGAGATTACCCTTCCTGTCCCGCAGGAACTTGGGATTGTTGCTGACAGACAGGTTATAAAGGGCCTCTGCCATATCCACTGTGTCGATGTACTGATTCAGTTTCATGTCCACCCGTCCGATGTAGCCGGTCAGGG